TCGGAGATCACGATGAAAATCGCACATGGTCAAGCAGACGATGCGTTTGGTGATTGGATTCGTGAGCGTATCCAACCACTCGATCTCATCCAAGAAGTTGATGAATTATCGACGCTCTTAGATTCAAAGCTGAGTTTGTTGACTTGAAGCTCTCCTTAGGCCAATCAATTTGCTTAGCTTTTTTAACAAAAGACTCGACGTCTCTTTTGAAAAATATACCGTACCCCTTCTTACCCGGTAATTCATCGAATGTATCGTACACTTTCATGTTGTTTTCACCGAAGCATGTAGATGGTAGATACACGTGACAGTTTCCTATCATTTTTACATTTCTTCTAGATGCTACAGTGCCTCCATCTGATATGGAGTACACGCACACGTCTTCACTGTCTACCTTTTTTATTTCAAATTCCTCGTTGTTTGTGTGTTTAGACCATATTTGAAAAACCCCGTTTATTTTAGTCTCATTTCCATCAGGCATGTGGAACATCCCACTCAATTTTTCGCTGTGAATGAGGTTATATCCCTGTACTCGTTTTCTAGGTGACCCTCTACCATCACTTTCAAATAATTGTGGTAATATGAAAGCCACATAATCCGCGAATGCGTACGAGTGATTTATGAAATTTAGTGCCATGTGTCCCCTCAACCCAAACGGTGGGTTTCCTATGACCGCGTACTTCAAAGTTGTATCTGGTGGAGTCCAATCTAGAAAGTCGGATTTGGTTACGCCATCACATCTTGGTTCTATGTCTAGACCTATCTTTTTGTGTGACAGTGCATTGAAAAAACTCCCATCGCCCGCGGATGGTTCAATGAACGTGTATTCATCAGGATTTACACCCGTGACATGGAAGAATGTATCTATACATTTTTTTGCCATACCTTGTGGAGTAAAAAATTGATCCTTCGATTTATGTGTATACTCACTGTAATCTATATTCTTTCCGAGTATTTTGAGTAAATCAAATTCATAATTGGATGGAACATCTTTTAACAGAATCCATCTATTTACTGTACCAGACACTATATTTAGTTTCTTAGCTATCTCAGAGACACTATATGTTTCCAGACATTCCTCTAGTAGCTTAAATGACATCTGTATTTTAAACACTTTATATCCTTAAACTTTTTAATTCCATGACATCCTTTCTTTGAGGCGCCTTAGTAAATAAGGTGCGAGTTCATATAGATTACCTACCGGTACATATCTATACTCTACGCCTATTTTTTTACCCATTCCCAACAATTGCGCTGTGACGTATCGGTCTTTGTCAAATTTTGTCGCGTATCGGAGTGATGGTGCATTATGTGTCGCCAAAATAGTGTGTGTATGTGGACACACGAGCGTGTATGTCATGGCTTTTTTGTATTCGTTGTCGACGTCAGCTTTGGTATCAAATAAACCTTTTTGGTTTCTCAAGTATGCACCTCTCACGAGTTTCACACCGAGTTTAAATGAATCCCTGTGTGCTCCTTCTATATCACGTAAAAGTTCTTCCATGGCGTCACGTCTATACATCTGGTATGTTTTATACACGTGTACATCATCTTTTGTATTGTGTTCTCCCATCAGGTCATAACATATGTCTGGGTACAACACATCTTCGGCGTCTATGCATACCTTAACACCGCGCGTTTTCGCATGTTTTATGACATTATGTGCGCAATCTCTTGCATCTATCTTCGATTCTCTCGATCCAAAACTCGTGAGTTTTATGGCCGACATAGATCCGACGGGGAGTGCCGCGATGATTTCTTTAGTCGTTTCGGTGATGTGAAACGCTTCGGATAATCTACAATTTTCTTTTGCGTAGTCAACCATGACTTTCTCGCCTCGCCTGTGTAACATTCGAATTACACGTGGAAGTTCGGTGAATGTTGCCGCATATCTGAGCATTAATCATTAAAGATATTTTTTTGTATCGGTCCATCTCGCGTTTATATTTTTCTACGAGGTTTTGCATTCTTTCGCGAGCTCCTCTATACTTTTATAATACCTTTTTAAATCTTTCATAAATCTCTTGTTTTTCTCGAGACACTCACACTCTGGTTTGTTAAGGTAAATCCATGCGAGATTTGATTTAGAATAACGCGTTTCTTTTTGGTTTTGGTTTGGTTTTCTAGCCACGAGTTTTTTATTTTTTACGGTTTTCTTGAGTGGTTCCACACGTTTTGTGAAACTGATGGCTTGCATCACTGTATCCGCGAGGTCATCTTTCTTTTTGGATTCTTTGAATATAGGAAGCCAATGTGAATTCACGGGATTGCTATTCAAAAAGGCTTCACACCGCTCAATGGATACTTTTTTTCGTTTGAGATACTGTGCTTTACCCGGACCACATACATCGGGAATCTTAAATTTTGCATCATAAATTATTGTTTCTGAATTGGGTGATTTTATCACAAAGTATGCATGTAAAAAGTTCTCGACCATTTTCATTTTCTTATTTCTGTCGGGTTGTTTCTCTATAAGAATTATGTTTGAATCGAGTACCCACGGCCGTTCGTCTAGATGTTTTCGCATGGACACAAATAATCCGTCTTTGTGCTCAGGTGGTACACCTGAAACATCCCAGTTCACGACGAGATTGGATGTTTCCTCGAATTGACACATGGCCAAATTTCGTATACCGACATCTATACTCAAAATCATTAATTTAAAGAAAAATTATTTCTTTATATATATAAATGAAGAACAGACAGATTAACACAATAGCTGTGATTGTATCACTGGTCGTCGTGGCATACTGGCTGTATACCATTCGACGTGAAAAATTGGAGGGTAAGGATTCTAAGGCGGTGAAATACATCAAAGAAGCTTCCCCAGAAAAGTTTATCAACCCATTCATCGTCTATGGTATGGCGAAGGAGTTAACTGAAGATCAAGAAAAACTCGCGAAGATAATCCCACTCGTGAAGTCAGGTGACCGCGAAGAATTGATCGCGTACCTCGAGTCTTTGTAAATGTATTTTTGTTTTTAGTGGTCACAGTACACCACAGAGAACAAAAATGAAATTAACGTCGTCGCATACCGGGCATGTTCACACTGTAGGAAAGCTGGCATTTTTGATTTTTTTCTGAACAGCGGGTGACCGTGCTATCATGACCATGGCAATGATTACCACAATACACGACAACACCGCGCCAATGATCGCAGACCTCATGGGACTGGTCACCGCACCGACCACACCTGTCACAGCTTCACCGGCCGATTCAATGGCTTCAGCGGTCCCACCAGCCTTGGACGCGAGCGAGGTTTCACCCTTGGTTATGATTTCATTTGTCGTTTTATTGGTCGTAATAGCGGAAAGTAAGTTCTTCGCGACAGCTTGTGCCGCGAGATCGGCAGATATGTTTTGTTTGAATGTCAGGGTTTCGCCGTTAAAGCAGTATACTTCACCAATGTTAATTGTTTGGTCCTGAATATTAACAGCTTCATTTATCGTTTTCGTGAGGTTATTGGTTTCGAGATTAGTCTTCACGATGTTTTCTATTTCTGTGTTAATCGTTTGGTTGACGTTTTGTCTATCACCGAATTGCATGTTCCCCATCTGTGTTTGCTTATCGAGTGCCGCTCCCGCCTGTGCTTGAAGTTCGTTCACGATATCATTTTCAACGGATTGGAAACTTTCTGTAATTTGTTCAGTCGTCGCCATAAAACTTGATGTAATCTCTTGACTGGTAGTTATATTACACCCGACAGATTTCAATATATTGAGTTCCATACCTTGAATGTTCTGCATGGTGTTTTCATTGATGGAATCGTTATTGGTCACGGAATTATACATGACATCATTCACAACACTCATGTTGAATTCCTGATTGATGGTACTGCTTCCTCCACCACCCATGTTGTTTGTTTTGTGCTGAGAAAAAAATAAGACTTAAAGACTACCATTTCCTTTAATGCATGTGGTGTTGGTGGTGTTGTCATCCGTTTGAAGGTGAAACTTTGAAACTCCCCTATAAATACGACGATAAACGTAGTAAATTTTATACATGCGGTGGATTCTGTTCTTGGAGTTGCATGAAAAGATACGCCATAGATAAATACGGAATTACACGTGGAGGTATCATATGCAGTAACATTATCATTATGCGAAAAAAGTTATACAACAAACTTGGTTCGATAACAATAGCACCTCTACGTGAAAGACTCAATGTGTTTGGTGGGGACCTCACTATAGAAGAATTTAGGAATAATAGCGTCGTCGACAAAGAAAAACCCAAAGAAATAGACATGAAACCTCATGAAGACCGGTTAATACCAATTATTTCAAACACAAAAAAGATGGATGAAATAAAGAGTGCATCCGGTAAAAACGAGACACTCAAATTAAAGAGAGATAAACCACTCAAACGAAACCAGAACAATCTTGAATCAGCACTTGGACTCATCATTAAGCCCAAACCTTAGAATTCGACGTTGTTTATTAGTTGGTTTCGATTTAGGTATATTTTTTGTGATCAAACTATCTATCCAGGTCTCTCCATCGTATGCTTTCCAACGAATGCCATACTTATCTATGACCTTTCGACATAGAACACACGGAAGTGATACACCTTCGCCATAACTGGTCTCTCTGTGTATCACTAGCGTACCAAACTTACGTTTAACCCAAGCCGCAAACTGATGACCTCTGTTTCCTCGTTTGAAACACTCGCGTTTTAGCGTTTTTATCATTCGCCTTTCGGCGCAACATATACAATCACTCTCGAAAGTGGCGAAAGTGACGCGTCGTGTAAGTTGTGACAACCGGATAGCACGGCATTATTACCTAACCATACATACATCGTTCCTTTTAATAGAGTTACAATTATCACATGAATGCCCTTCAAAAACGAAACAACACGTGTCACATTCATTCAACACTCGTATGTTTCTTTTTACAAGCTTATTTTGTGAATGTAAGATTAGGTCTTTCACTGTGTAAATTCCATACATAACCATTGTTTCCAGATTTGGAAATTTCATCCTATTTACCAAAGCAACCACAACCTTTAGTTATCTTTAGCATCACGGAGAAGCTGTCGATCATGGGTGGAACCATCTTTTTGAGGACGACTTCCAATTCGGAATCTTCTTCACCTTCATCGATTTGCTCTATCAAAGAGTAAATCAAATCAAGAACGAGTTCTTTCTTCTCCGGACCCTTGAGTGCCTTGATGCTGTTGACTTCCATCATCAAGCTGGAAACGATACCACAGATGTTTTCCTTGTTGACACCCGTTTTCTTGTATCGCGCGGTCAACATCTTGACACGTTCCGCGACCTTCTTCGCCTGTGGGGACTTGTTGTCGTATCCATCAAGGATGGATTCTGGTGTGGAGCTCATTTATCATGTATATAGAAATAAATTCTCTAATAATTATAATGGATGCAGACAGCATCATAGTTTTTACCGCGAGTTCACTCGGTGCGTATCAATTGGTGCGTGAATTTAGTGACGTGTATAACATGAAGAAAGTTGATGGTTATACACCCGAATATGTGATATCTGGTATAGCCACGAGCATACTCTGGGGAATTTACCAGTACAGAAATGGTTCAAAATACTACGCTATGTACTCTCTAACAGGTGTGTTACTTGGTCTCTATACACTCGCACAGATTCGACGTTTGACGGAAGACGAGCCTCAAATGTTGTTTCCGAGGTAAGCTTACCCACAAATTGTAATATTTTACATTTTTCTTCGAAAGTTAATCTTCCTGTCTTTTGCATCACATAAGACAGGAGCATTAAGATGATTCGAATTGAATCGACCACATGCATATCTATTTTTTACAAATTTTAAAAAGTAACAATTTTCCTTCGTCTGAAATATTTGACATAAATGTCGCATAGAACTTTTCAGCCGTGACCTGTGTGCCATCAAGATATGTGATCTTATTTGTAGATTTTCTGAACGTGTTAAGTGCGTCGTAATGTTCGGCACACCAGCGTTTTAATTTATCTATATGTGGTTGTGAGCGATTTATTATCTCTTCTCTCGTATCTTTACCCGCTGCGAACTGAATCTTGTACTCTATGTAATCGTCTATTTCGATGAAATCACCCGCGGTTTTTTCTGGGGGTACAATTTGTGTATCAGCCGCGACGGCGTCAATCAATATTTGTTTGAGCTTTTCGAGTTCGTACTTTTTAATATAAAATTCTTCCGTGCCTTCTATGTTACCAGATTTCTTTGCACTTAACCCGCCTAATGTGGCAAATACAGAACCAATGCAACTCAGTGAACACACCAGTAACAAAAAGATAATTCTCTTATCCATCTAGTGTAATACGAGATTAAATTTGTTGAGCCATCGGTCCTGGCAATGGTCTATAGCTAGACATTCTCGCGTTTGGTTGGATACCCCCTCGCTTCAATGTTGGCATTTTCACACCACGACGCTTCATCATCAAGTAAATAGATACTATCAACAAAAGTATGTGACCCAACAACGAAACAATACCAAAGTTTCGAGCGGATTTATCGGCGGTGCTACTGCATTCGCGTGTCATCGCGAGTGTCATCGAAGATGCGATGACACCAAAAATACCGAATAAGAGCGCGAACGCCGCGGCTTCGGATTTCACGATCTTAGTAATAAGGAGTGTGAGGATCATGGCGATGGCTGCGGCCATCGTGTGACTCAAGAACCCCTTGAGATTCTTCCATTTCTGCGAATTTTGTACTTGGTCGCAATCATTGAAGGTCTTGATTCCTACCGAACTCGCCGCGATGTAGAACACACCCATGATAACAATCAAGAATAGTGTGCCATATGACATTTCCATGTCCTGTCCCGTTCTCGCAGCGAGATTGGATAATTGTTGCATGTCAAACTTAGATGCAACCATTTTTATATCATGTACTGAGAAATTATTATGTATTATAGATTATCTTCGTAATGATAATATGATATTCACTGAACCCGACTGGAAAGGTCAATCGTCGAGTGGATATGGTAGAGTGCACATAGGTGATAACACGGTCATACGAGAGCTCACAATTATAAACAAACCGACTGATAAAGTTACATACATAGGTGATGATTGCTACATAATGAATAGATGCTTTATTGGACACGACTCCCACATAGGAAACGGTGTTCAAATGAATCCGGGTTCAAGTGTTGCTGGATATGTAAATATAGGTGATTATTCGCATATAGGTATGAATGCATCCATACACCAACGTTCTAAAATAGGTAAATATTGTGTGATAGGTGCCGGCAGTTTTTTCAAGGGTGAATCACCTGATGGGATTATATGGGGTGGTGTACCAGCGAAACCCATAAAAGTAAACGCGGTAGGCATAGAGCGTTCTCGTATGAGTGAACACGAAAAGATTGATTTAATCAAACGCTCTGAAACGTTTATTAATACATTCAAGAGTTCTCGCGATATCTAATGGGTATCCAATCGAATTTCTTGACAAAAATTGTCTTATGTTCATTTCTATCGCATCTGTTTTTTCAACTTTTCCCACATTCTCTATAAAAAACTCATATTCGGATGACCACCTATACACGTTATCCTTGCAATACAAGCTTATATTTCTGCTCTTTTTCATAGATGTGTTACTCACTTCTATGTTAAATGTTATGTCATCGCATTTACCATTTATGAGTATCGATTTTTCGTTCGCGTATGGTACGTATATAGTACTTATACTCTTCTTCGATTTCATGAGTAAGAACATCAATATTGAAATTGGGTGAACCGCGAGGTCTTCCACAATGTTTACGTCTTTTGGTATCATTGAACCGTTGTTTAGCCATTTCATTTCGATGTGCTTAACATCTTTGCAATTTCCAAGTTCCTTTACTGCATTATGTTGTAACCACGTAAAGTCGCAGTATAAAAATGTGTCATCTGGTTTCTTCGAAAATATATCGAGTGTGTCTTCGAGTGAAGGACATATCGGCTTCTCTACCCATATATTTTTTACATTCTTTGAAAATAATTTGAGTAGAATTGAGTGGTGTGTGCTCGCGGGTGTTGTGATGAAATATCTATTTTCTTCGATCGCCGCGATATCATCTATGTCTTTAAAATCAGAGGCTTCGTTATATGGGTCAACCGTGATGACTTTGTATTCTAGATTTTCCAATTTGGATTTTAATATATTACCAAAATAACCTAGACCTATTATAACACAATTCATTATTAAAGATTATACTTTATTCTTTAATAATGAAGGTCCCCTATAATGATCTTTCTAGAATACACGAACCATTACGTACAGCGTTTCACGAATCCCTGGATATTGCTTTGAATACATCCGGTTTTGTGGGAGACACAACCTTCGCCGATGCGTTCAAAAAGTACACGAATTCCCAGCACTGCGTTACGTGTAACAGTGGCACCGATGCACTGTATATAGCCATAAAGGCACTTGAACTCAAACCAGGGTCTAGGATAGCCGTACCCGCTATTTCGTATGCGGCCACCGCTATGGCGGTGGTAAACGCTGGTCACGTGCCTGTGTTTATTGACGTGGACTCAGACACCGGTCTCATGTTGGTTGACACTGTGAAAGATGTGGATTGTGTCATCCCAGTCCACTTATATGGGCAATGTGTTGATGTGCACACGCTACTTAAATTGGGTGTTCCTGTCATTGAAGATTGCGCACAAGCGCACGGTGCGTGTATAGATGGTAAACACGTGGGTAATTTTGGTGCTATAGGTTGTTTTTCTTTTTATCCGGGTAAAAATATGGGTGCACTCGGCGACGCGGGTGCGTGTATAACGAATAACGAAGAACTCGCTGTGAAAATGAAAAGATACGCGAGTCTTGGATCTCCGAAGCATAACCGATATGAACACGTAACAGATGGTATAAATTCGCGGATGGATGGGGTGCAAGGACTGTTTCTTAAAGAGAAGTTGAAACATCTCGATGATTGGACGAATCAAAGAATATCACTCGCAGAGAGATATCAAAGTGGTACAGAATTTCCTAATAGAAGTCGTGTTGGGAAAGATGTGTACCACGTGTTTTACACTTTACAAAATGAACGAGAAAATTACATAAAACATATGAATGACAGAGGGGTTCAAACTGGTATTCATTATCCACACCCCTTACCTGAATTACAGTGTTTTGAGCAATATCATACCGTTTGTAAAAATGCAATTGAATTTTGCAAACGATGTGTGAGTTTACCGCTATTTCCGGGTATGACAAAAGATGAAATCGAATTTACATTAAAGAGTCATATAGATTTTCGTCTTCCCTCAATTTAAGTATGCCATCTGTCCATCTATTATTATCTTTATCTACGGATTTTACGTGTAATATAGCTAATTGTGGATGCGGAGAAACGCCGATATTCGTATTATATCCGGATATGGATTCATGTAGACTATTTCCATATTTTATCCTTGAGGGTTCATTTTTATAAACGCGGTCTATGTAATCGGGCCAATTTACCCAGTCGTATTCGTTTACTACGAATCCATGGTCTTTGTACCATTCATCAGTTGCACCCAAGCATATATTTATTCGGGGGACCTTGATTAATTCAGCTTTTGTTTCAGTTATAATATTTTTTATATTTTTTATGAGTTTTTCTTTTGGCATTTCATCTGGATCTACTATAAATATGTAATCACCCGAGCATTTACTCGTATGAAAATTGCGATGCGCACTGAAATCACCATCAAACTTTCTTTCACACATGACTATATCACCTTTAAAATATTCTAATACACGCAACACTTGTGGTGTGACATGAGCTGTGTCTACTAAAACATTAATTTCATCTTCAGTATCTTTTGTTCTTTTTAAAAATGAAATGAGCGAATATAAATCCTTCGACTCGTTACATACGGTTATTGCATAGGAAAGTTTCATTATTAATATTAAAGAATACGACGTCTTTAACTTAAATATGATACCAGACGTGATTCATAAAGTAATTATAGTAGACGAAGGTAAATTACCTGCATTGCCACATGAAATGAAAATGGCTATAGAAACATTTTATAGAATGAATCCCGGGTACAAAGTTAATCTATTTTCCGGAAATGATTGCGTCAAATATATAAAGACACATTTCGATGATAGAATCCTCAAGGCATACGAAAAATTAAAACCATATTCATATAAATGTGATTTGATGCGCCATTTGATATTGTATAATGAAGGTGGGTGGTACACGGATGCGAGGATGATATGTTATAAACCACTTGATGTATTAAAAAAATACAATAAAGAATTTTATGTGTGTATAGATACTCCACAGCAACAATTATGTATGACTACTGGGTTCATTGGTTCCACACCAAAGCATCCAATTTCTAAAAAAATGATAGACATAATTCTATGGAATATAGACCAAATGCATTATGGTATGGATTGTCTCGCGCCAACTGGACCAGGTGCATACATAAACGCTTGCATAGATCATTTACGAATGTTTCCATCAAAATGTATGATAGGAAAACATGTGATAGATAATGGTGAGCAATTTATAGACTATGAATGTGGACGCATGGCAAAAGTTAAGTATAACAATGCAAAAGGTGCGGATAACAGCGATATAAAGGGTGGTAATGATTACGGTGAAATGTGGCGGAATTGGGATATCTATCTAGTCAATACATAGATGTAAATCTTCTCCTCTTCATCTGTTATGAATTCAGTTGTTAATCCTTCGACTCGAGACAAAATAAAATCTACGACTTTCCAGTTATCGAATATAGTAATATCCTCTATGATTAGTTTTGAACCCTTATTCATTCTATTGATAAGTGAAATAATAGAATTTACATCAGCCGTAATGTGATGGAGACCATCGATTATAGCGAAATCAAATGAAATGCCATTGAATAAGTTATCTAATTCATCTTTGTTGAGTTGATCGACTTTAGCGGTTTTGATATTATCTTCTTCGAATAGAATTTCTTCATCTATATCAGCTCCATATACTTTAGAACCCTTTACAAAATCTCTGAACGCCCGTAGAGATGAACCAGGAGTAGAATCAAACCCCTGTTCTTGCTTGTAAAAGAACATTGTAGATGCTATATTTGGGTTTTTGGTTCCCATACCAATTTCAAGAATGTTGATGTCTGTTTTCGAGGATAATACGTTACTGTAGTATTTATAATAAGGATTTATGAATTTATCCGAACCATACTTAATAAACAACTCTTTTAGTTCTTCTTCGCTGTCATTTTCAAATTCAGTGTATTTTTTTACAGTTGGTGTATACTCAGTGAGTGATATACATTCTAACATGTTAGGGATAAAACTTCCAGCACCTTCGATCCAAAAATACGGGTGATCTTTCGCACCAGTAGATTTGAAATATTTAGATAGAGGGCTTATGTTCAATTCTTGCATGTTATACATTTATATCTCGTGAAAACTTTAAACTCACTAAAAAATTCTCCAATTTATATAACATGCTCGAAGAGGAACTTGAAGACCTTAGTCGAAAAAGGTCGGAGCTAGACGAGATCATAGCAGATCTTTACGAGCTCAAACCACTTTTAGAAAAGTGTGAAAATGACACCATTCTAAAAGGGTACGATGCATGTGATACAACCGTTTTGTCTCTTACGGAATGGTATATACGCACCAAACCTTTATTCAAAGACCTTGTGTGTTGGCTCAATATGTATTATGAGCAAAAAATAGAGACACATCGAGAAACAGATAAATTAAAACAAAAAATAAAAACATTGCGTCACTCCGTTCTCGCCTCGTTTAATAAATCTTGAGAATCTCGGCCACAGCAGGGTGTCTCAGAATGTCTTCGTC